TGTACTTCATGGTCCATACCCCCAGATGAGAAGTATGCTTGGTTAAAGTCAACAGCGACTTGGCATTGGATGTGGTCTTCATTCATTCCAAAAGTAGCAGGTACCGGTCAATTTTATTGGTCTGGTGCTTCTTGGGTTTCTATACACGCAGTGGGCTTAACTGAGATCCATAGACGGCAAGTTGAAGATTTCCGCAAGCACTTTCCGAACAGTGACAGTGCGCAGAATGCACTGGATAAATTTCAAGAAGCCAGAAACGCTGAACAGGCCGAGGTTTTGAAACCAAAGATGAAGCCTTTGTGTCAAGTTTCAGAGGATTTGCCGGATTTGGAAGCTCCTGATCAAAAATTTTATCAGGAGGTGCGCTTTGATGACGATCCTGTGAAGATTCCTGCAACCCCTTCGGAAACGGACACTGAGAGTTCTTTTGGGACGGTGCCGCCCAGTTACCATAGCAATTACTCAGAAGAAAGCGTGGAAATGCAAATGCGTGAGATTTTGGTGGAGTGTTGCCCTACCTGTCGACCCTATTCGTATGTTTTGGAGACGAGGCCGGATCTCACACCTGAGGATTATTTGGACCATTGCAAGGCCATACATTTGGCTGAGAAGTGGACGAAGGACATTACCGATCCTGAGGAAAAGCAGGAGAAATGGCAGCATTATCAGAGTGTCGCGCGTCGTTTCTTGGATCGTGTGGCTCCGTTAAATACGAAAGGTGATATTCGAGACAAGTCTTATGAACCAGAGCGGGAGCTGCCTGTTCCTGTGTTGGTTCCTAGTGCTCCTGTTAGAGGCAATAGTCCAATTCCTAGTGATCCTTTGAGAGATGGCACTCATGTTGCTATCACAACGCCTGTGGATTCTCCAGTGAGTGAGGTTGTGCCAGATCAAAGTGATAGTGGTAGTGTTTTCGTGTATGATGGTGTTGATGCTGAGCCGGAGGTGCGAGAGACGGGAGAAGTTCTGGGAGACGTTCAAGAAGTTTTGTCTCCTCAGGTTGAGGTCGATCGAACTCCGCTCACTGCTGCTGCCGTTGTCTCAATCAAAATGGATGATGCGGACAGGTTAAGAGGTTGGATGAGTGAACACACGAAAAGTGTTATGCGACAACTGACACCTGGTAGGTTTGTCCCTGGGGAAGACAAAGACCTGGAAGATTGGCCTCAGAGAGCGTTGCAGTGGGACAAACTGTGCAGAGTTCGACCAAAAGGTTTGATGATCAACAAGCGCACTGTTGGGGCATGTATGTGGAATACATACTATCCATTGACTACAGATCGTCGTGTGAAGTTGATTCCTTTTCATTCCGTGTTGGAATATCCAAAGTTGGAATATCCTGAGCAGGATTGCCTACTGGTAGCAGTCTCCTTATTGTTGAGAAAATCCACGGAGCAGTTGTTGTTGATTGCTAGCAAGACCTGGCCGGCTAATGAGTTGAATAGGCGTGATTTGCCGGACTCTCTGTTACATTTATGGGGTTATCATTATTTGATGCAATTCAAGCTTTATGATGAGTGCCACAATTTGTTGGGAACTTATGGAATTCAAAATACGAAAGTTTGTGCTGATTTGCAACTTGAAGGTCATCATTTTTCTCCATTGGAGGCTCCAAGATTGATGTTGATACGCGAAGTCCGTCCTCCTCTGCCGATGAATGACAAAGCTAAGAGCATGTTGAAGGCCTTCTCAGATCATCCGATGATAGATTGGGCGGAATGGCACCCAGAGAATTATAGGGCCAATCAATTTGTTCGGGCCATGCTGAAAGGGACCACAGGGCGATTGCCGGAGTCGGAGTTGAATCAAGACGCTTTGAAGCAGTGGGATGTGATTAGTGGAAACAAAACGTTGAGCAAGGAAGTTCGATACCTTGCAGTGGTGGCTGGTCAGCCTGGATGTCGGAAATCCAGTTTTGCACAAAAGATTCTCAAGCAGAAGAAATTTCAAGAGTATCCTCTGTTCAATGTTTCCCTGCCTACAACCGTTTTAGAGCAGGATTGGCGTGACAAGTTAGATGCTCCAACCCCAGTTAGACCAGGGGGCAAGGGTATGCCAGGAGGAATGGTTAGCACTTATGAAACTTGCTTAGCGAAAGGTTGTTGGGCACATCTCATGCTGCAAGATGAAGATAAATTTCCTAAGGGGTATCTAGCTTTGAAGGCTTTACTTTTCCCTCAAGCAAAACATCATATCCTCTTTTGCGATCCTTATCAATCAGAGCGACATGAGGTGAATCCGGATTGCTTGTTGAATGACGCTGATATTCCGGGAGAAGCTAAGTATTATTTCCAGTATTGTCAGCAATATTTCATTGGCACTTGGCGATTTGGTGCTGGAATTGCCAACTTTTGGCGTATGCCATCTTTCAACGCTGACAGAGGAGGTTTCCACTTTACTCAAAAGGCGTTGATAGGCTGGGAGAGTTTGCTTGAGTTCTTCCCGAAGAAAAGCCCTTATGAGCTGGAGGCGCTTGGAAAGAAAGGAAGGAGTTTTATGCTGCACATTTTGCTACCATGTGGGCTGGCCAAATGAGAGAAGGTGAGTTTAACACCTTTGCTGGTTCTCAAGGATTGAGTGCTCCATTGGCTATCATTGAGGTGGATTCAGCCACCCTTAGAGGGG